AGAACAGCGAATAATAATTCCCTTCTTTGATAAAAATAAACAACTTATTACGTTTCAGGGACGAGCGTTTACAAATACTCTGCTTCGTTATATCACGATTAAGATTGACGAAGATTCCCCCAAGATATTCGGTTTAGATCGTCTAGATTTGGAGAAACAATTTTATGTTGTTGAAGGCCCGTTTGATTCTATGTTTCTGTCGAATTGTATCGCAATGGCAGGGTCAGATGTAAACTTGAGGTCACAAATTGAGATTTCAAGTGCATTGGATAATCATACAGGAACAATGGTCTTTGACAATGAACCTAGAAATAAAGAAATCATTTCTAGAATGGAAAAAGTGATTGATAATGGTTGGAATATTTGCATCTGGCCAGAATCGGTTACTTGTAAAGATTTAAATGACATGATTCTCTCTGGTATACGAGAATCAAAATTAATCGAAATAATAAATACGAACACGTACAATGGTCTACTTGCAAAAACACATCTCGCCACTTGGAGGAAAAAATGAACCCAACCAATCCCGCCGTCTTGCCTACACAATACCAACAATTTATTCACCTTTCACGATATGCACGATGGGATTACGATAAGAAACGAAGAGAAACATGGGGAGAAACAGTAGACCGATATTTTACTTTCTTTCAAGAACATCTTAAAGAAACATGTGATTATGATTTAGGAAATGGATTGGTTGAAGAATTAAGAGGAGATGTATTGGCATTGAATGTCATGCCTTCTATGCGTTGTCTGATGACTGCCGGAGATGCACTTAGAAAAGAGAATGTCGCTGGTTATAATTGTTCTTACGTAAAAGTTGATACTCCACGTTCTTTTGATGAAATACTTTATGTTCTTATGAATGGAACTGGTGTCGGATTTAGTGTAGAAGCAGAACACGTAAATCATCTACCATTAGTTGCAGAAGAATTCCATCCAACCGATACGACAATTGTTGTTGCAGATTCAAAACTTGGATGGGCAAAAGCATTCAAGGAACTTTTGAGTTTGTTATGGACAGGTCAGATTCCAAAATGGGATCTTTCAAAAGTTCGTGCTGCTGGGGAACCATTGAAAACATTTGGTGGAAGGGCTTCTGGCCCACAACCACTAGATGATTTGTTTCATTTTGCATCAAGAATATTTCAAGATTCGGCAGGGAGAAAACTCAAACCCATCGAATGTCATGATATTGTTTGCAAAATTGCAGAAATTGTTGTAGTGGGAGGTGTTCGTAGAAGCGCTCTTATTAGTCTTTCAGATCTCAATGACAGAGAAATGAGATTTGCAAAACACGGAGAATGGTATAAACTTAATGTACAACGGGCACTAGCAAACAATTCAGTTAATTATAAAGAACGGCCCGATGTAGGGACTTACATGCGAGAATGGTTATCTCTCTATGATTCAAAGTCAGGAGAACGTGGTGTATACAATGGTGTATCAGCAAAAAATCAAGTAGCATTATTAAATGAAAGGGAAAAAGATGGTAACGGAGGATATGTTAAACGAAGAGAGCCTAGAGATGATTTTGGAACTAACCCCTGTAGCGAGATTATACTTAGAAGCAGAGAGTTCTGCAACCTTAGTGAATGCGTTATCAGAAGACATGACGATGTTGAATCTCTTAAAAAGAAAGTCCGATCTGCAACAATCCTTGGCACATTCCAATCCACTCTTACCAACTTTAGATACCTTACCAAAGAATGGGAAAACAACTGTACTGAAGAAAGACTATTGGGTGTCTCGCTTACCGGCATATTAGACAACCCATTAACAAATGGTAAAAAGAAGGGACTAGAACCCCTGTTAGAAGAATTAAGAAAGGTTGCATATGAAACAAACAAAGAATGGGCAGACAAACTTGGAATTTCACGGGCAGCCGCAATCACTTGTGTCAAACCTAGTGGTACTGTTAGTCAGCTTGTTGATAGTGCTTCTGGTATTCATGCCAGGCATAATCCTTATTATATTAGAACTGTAAGAGCAGACAACAAAGACCCCCTTTGCAAAATGATGAAAAAGGCGAACTTTCCAAATGAACCAGATGTAACTAAACCAGACCACACAACTGTATTCTCTTTTCCAATGGAAAGTCCTAAAGGAGCCGTTTGTCGGAAAGATATGACAGCGATTGAACAATTAGACCTTTGGACTAAATATCAAAAACATTGGTGTGAACATAAACCATCTATTACGGTTTCTGTTAAAGAGCCTGAATGGTTTGATGTTGGTGCATGGGTGTGGAACAATTTCGATTCGATTAGTGGTATTTCATTCTTACCTTTTAGTGAACATACATATAGACAGGCACCGTATCAAGATTGCACAAAAAAAGAATATAATGAATTGTTGACCAAAATACCAAAAAAGGTAGATTGGACAACATTGTCTAATTATGAACAGCAAGATTATACGATAGCATCACAAGAACTTGCCTGTTCAGCAGAAGGTGGGTGTGAAATTGTAGACCTTTAATCGGAGAGACATGGAAGTTGAATTGGATGTAGATTGTAATAATTGTAATGCGAAATATACTATGATGTACGAAGCAAATGACATACGAACAAGACAAGAAGAGCATGCATTTCATTGTGCTTTTTGTGGAATATTAATGGAACCTTATTATGACGAATTTTTTGAAGAAGATTGAATTTGTTGCAGGAATTGATTATTCATTAACATCGCCCGCAGTATGTGTAGCAGAAATAATTGATAATGAGATAAAATTTGAAAATTGTAAGTTTCATTTTTTGAAACAAAATAAGTCGCATAAATCATTAGGTAAGATATTTGCATATGATTATCCAGAATATACGGATGATATTGAAAGGTTTAGTAAACTTGCATCTTGGACTATTGAATGTATTCGATGGTTTGATGGCCGGGTAGATGAAGTTTACTTGGAAGATTATGCATTTGCAGCGACAGGTAGAGTTTTTAATATTGGAGAGAATACTGGAATCCTCAAAAAACAACTTAAAGAAGCTAGATTCAAATATGTTACAATCCCACCCACAGTAATCAAAAAACACGCCACAGGAAAAGGAAATGCCAATAAAGAATTAATGTATGAAACGTTTTTGTCAGAATCACACGTTGATTTGAAGAGTCAGTTATCTCCAAAATCAACCAAAATTTCTAACCCTGTATCTGACATTGTAGATTCATTTTACATTTGTAAGACAGGATTTCACTTAAAGGAACAGTTATGCGAACCGAGCAAAACCCTTATCTAGTTGAAACAAAAAATGGTCAAATATTGAAATTTAGTAGAATAGATGCGGATAATGAAGCAGTATCTAAACAATTAGATGGTGATGATGTTGAAGTATATCATGATGGAAAACTTCAATATAAGTTACATGGCGTTGAGCAAGGTAAACTTTTTTAAGAAAGAACTTGACACTTTGGAAATAATTTGTTATAATAATATAATAGAAATAAAATATGTTTGATAAAATCTTACGGGCGGTTCTAAAGTTTTTTGGAAAGAAAACATCAGAACCACCTACAGAAGAAAATAATGAATCTCTCGAAGCACTCGAAAAACTCGAAGCACTTGATAAGATTGGTGAACCCCTATGAGCATGATAAAGTTTGATGATTCTAAAATAAAAGAAATTCGGAAAAGAAAAGAACAAGGACTACCACCAAAACCTATTGGAGATGTAGTTGAAGCTTCAAAGAATGCAAAGGGTGGTAGTGAGTTAATTTATCAAAGAGTCAAGGAGCGAGTGCCTGAGGATGTCTGGAACTACTTTCAGGTCATTCTTTCAAGAGTTCGTGAATACGAAGATAAACCAAAAATTATGTGGTTTCAAGATACTTCAACAGATCCAGAAGTACAATTTTTAAAAGAAAGATCTCAACGAGAAAAGTTTGAGCGATTTGTATTTCCTTCTGATTGGTCATTAGAGAAATATCATCTCGATTTGGGAGTTGAGTATGAAAAAAGTGTTGTTCTCAAAAACGCAATAGAACCAATTCCAGCACATACCAAACCAAAAGACGGCCCGATTCGACTTGCATATATTTCTACACCACATCGTGGATTAGATGTTCTGATTGGTGCATTTAAGGCTATGAAATTAGAAAATGTCGAACTTGACATATATTCAAGTTTTAAGATATATGGTTGGGAGGCACAAGACAAAGATTGGGAACCTCTTTATAATGCTTGTAAAGAAACACCAAATGTAAATTATCATGGATCTGTTTCTAACGAAGAAATTCGTACTGCACTTCAACAAACTCATATCCTTGCGTATCCTTGTACTTATAAGGAAACAGGTTGTATATCTGCAATTGAAGCAATGAGTGCAGCATGTGTAGTGGTGTGTCCAAATCTTGGAGTTCTTCCAGAAACGTGTGCGAACTTTGCATGGATGTATGGTTATGTACAAGATAAGACCGAACATGCAAGAAAGTTTGCGTATGTTCTGAAAGATGCAATTGACAACTTTTGGGAGCCACCTGTACAGGGCGGATTGGCATTCCAGAAACAATACTTTGATATGCACTACGACATTGAAACTACTGCAAGACAGTGGACAATGATGTTAGAAACAATCAAAGGAAATATTGAAAAAACTAAAGAGAAAAAATCATAATGACAAAGAAAGTGAAAATAGAACGCAAACCGATGAAGGTAAAGCGAACTCGTAAGATTTCAGAAGAACAACGTGAGGCTCTTCGGGAACGCATGAAAAATATGCGAAAGAAACGAAAACCAGCAGAATATAAAAATGTGAATGAACGTGTTCTTACTCTTCCAGATGATGATACTTATTCTTTTAAAAATGTTAAAGGATGGATTAAACATAACAAGGAAATGGTTGTCGCTTTAGGTAAACAGGGAAGAGGCAGACATGTTGGAGAAAAAGAACAAAGAAGAGCAGAATCGCAAGCCGCATCTCGCAAAGCATA